GGGGTAATACTTTATCTTCTAATAATTCTATACACGCTCCACATACACATTCAAATAATTTTCTATCTGGTGTATATTATTTAAAAACAGAAGTAGACAAAGAAGCTTACTTTGGAGATACTGCTCCTATTGAGTTTTTTGACCCAAGGCCTCAAGCAAGTATATTTATTCCTAGAAGACTAAAAAATAATTTTTACAACTCTCATAAAGTGCAATTTGATTCTAAACAAAATAGAGGATTTATTTTTCCATCATGGTTGCAACACTGGGTAGGGCCCAACTATTACACACGAATAAGTATATCATGGAACATACAAGTGAATGGTCACTACGGCGAACCAAGAACATTACAAAATGCATATATCAAAAAAGAATGAAGTATACATAATTCTCAGTGAACTAACTGATTCGGAACGTCAAGAATTGTCAGAGTTTTTTACCTTTGAAGTTCCTGGCGCAAAGTTTATGCCTCAATTTAAAAATCGTATGTGGGATGGTAAGATACGATTATTTTCTCCAGCAACAGGAGAAATATATTTAGGACTATTACCTTATATCAAGAAATTTTGTGCTAGTAATACAATTCCATATATAATAGAAGAAGGAGTTGAAGATGATAGGGATATTAATAGAAAGGATGTCGGAAATTACATCAAAAGTCTCAAACCAAAATCGCAAGGTAAGTCTCTCAAAATTCGAGACTATCAGGTGGAAGCTGTACAATTGGCCATATCCAGAAATAGGGCTCTTCTTGTTTCTCCTACTGCTAGTGGTAAGTCACTAATAATATATTCTCTGGTTCGTTACTACCAGATGAAAGAATTAAAAACACTAATACTTGTTCCTACTACATCTCTTGTTGAACAGATGTATACAGACTTTGAAGATTATGGTTGGAGCTCTGGAACATACTGTCAGAAGGTATATCAAGGTTATACTACAAAAGTAGAAAAGGATGTAGTTATATCTACATGGCAATCTCTTTATAAAATGCCAAGAAAATATTTTGATCAGTTTGGGTGTGTAATCGGTGACGAAGCCCATATGTTTAAGGCGAAATCACTTACTGGTATAATGACTAAGATGCACCATTGTAAGTATAGATTCGGTCTTACAGGGACTTTAGACGGTACACAGACGCATCAATTAGTGCTAGAGGGTCTATTTGGTGCAGTTGAAAAAGTTGTCACTACAAAAGAACTTATAGACAAAAATACACTCGCAAATCTAAAAATAAAATGTATTATATTGAAACATCCTAACATAAGGGAAAAAATGAGCTATGCTGAAGAAATGGAATATCTTGTCACTAACGAAAAACGAAATGATTTCTTGGTTAATTTATTACGGCATCTTAGGGGTAATACTTTATGTCTCTTTCAGTATGTAGAAAAACATGGACAAATTTTATATGATAAAACAAAGGGAAATAAAAATGATAACATTTATTTTGTATATGGTGGCACTGACACAGGTGAAAGGGAAACAATTCGTGGATTGGTTGAAAAGCATACTAATTCTACAACCATTGCTTCCTACGGCACTTTTTCTACTGGTATTAACATTCGTAATATTAACAACATCGTGCTCGCAAGTCCAAGTAAATCAAAAATACGAGTGCTTCAATCAATTGGAAGAGGATTGCGTACATCATCAACTAAAGATTCCATTTTAATATATGATATTGCAGATGATATTAGCTATAAAGAAAGAAGAAATTTTACTCTTAACCATTTTACAGAAAGACTAAATATTTACAACGAAGAACAATTTGATTACGACATTAGTAAGGTAAAATTAAAATGAATGATACAACATATAAAGTTATTAAACTATCTAATGGCGAAGATATTATTGCAACTTTAACTTCAGAAAATGAAGCAGATATTGAAATAGAGAATCCTCTTTTAATGTCAGTGTTTCCACAAATGACAAAAAATGGAGAACTTGATTCTTTAAATTTGAGCCGATGGATACAACCATATACAGAGCAAAATTATTTTACTCTTGCAAAATCGACAGTCGTAACAACGGCTGTAGCATCGCCAGGGCTTTCTAGATATTATGAATACGTTCTAAGAAGAATAGAAGATTGGAAAGGTAATAACGAAGAAACTTTAGAAGAAATATCTGATGATGATGTATATGATGAACTTTTAGATGAACTAGAAACAGAAAGTAAATCTATTCATTGAACCTCAACATAGTTGAGTATATAGACGATATTGCCTTCTGTCAATTCCCTTTTGAAAAAAAGATATTACGTAAGTACATTGACATTTATGATAACTTAGTTTATATTATAGAATAGTATATCTAAGGAGCTATTATGGTAAAAAAACCAAAGAAACCACATTACGTAGATAATAAGAAATTTCTTCAAGCAATGATTGATTGGAGAGAAACTTGGCCAGATGAGGAACACATACCACCTGTTACAGATTACATTGGTGAGTGTTTTCTAAAAATTGCAAACCATCTAGCATATAGGCCTAACTTCATAAACTATACATATAGAGAAGAGATGGTATCTGATGGGATTGAGAATTGTCTACAATATGTAAAGAACTTCAATCCAGAAAAATCTAATAACCCATTTGCATATTTTACACAAATTATTTACTATGCATTTTTACGTAGAATACAAAGAGAAAAGAAACAAACTCATGTCAAGAATAAAATGATAGAAAATAAAAACTATGAATCTTGGACTACTATGGAAGGTGATGATACTGGATATTCAGTAATTGGTTTTGACCCAACTATAATGCTTCCTGATGAGGATGTGTATAAGCCAAAGAAAAAAGAAGTTGTTAAAAAGAAAGGTTTAGAAAATTTTATGGAAGATGAAGATATTGATAGAGTTGTCGAAAGAGGTTCAGATTGAAAATTGCAATAATTACTGATACACACTTTGGTGCTCGTAATGATAACGCAAACTTTAATGAATACTTTTTTAAGTTTTATGAAAATTTATTTTTCCCTACATTATTAGAGAGAGGGATTACTACTTGTATTCATATGGGTGATGTTATGGATAGGCGTAAGTATGTTTCATATAAAACTGCAACTGATTTTAGAAAAAGGTTTATAGATAAGTTTGTAGAGATTGGTGTTGACTTACATTTGATAGTGGGAAACCATGATACTTATTATAAAAATACAAGTGAAGTCAATTCTATGGAAGAACTTGTAAGTAATAATTTCAAAGTATACACTGGCCCAGAAGTTGTAGAATTTGATGAAACTCCTATACTACTAATGCCTTGGATAAATGCAAACAATTATAATGCATCTATGGATGCGTTGAAAAATGCTCAATCAGATATTCTTATGGGACACTTAGAAGTTGCTGGTTTTGCAATGACAGGTCAAGGAATGGTTTCTGCTGATGGTTGGGAAAAAGAACATTTCAAAAGATTTGAAACTGTATTCAGTGGCCATTTTCATCACAAGAATGATGATGGACAAATCTTTTATCTTGGAACTCCCTATGAGATATACTGGAATGACTGTGATGATCCAAAAGGATTTCATATTTATGATACAGATACAAAAGAACTAGAACGAATAGTAAATCCATTCACAATCTTTAAGAAAGTTTTCTATGATGATTCTCAAAATGATTATAGTAAACATGATGTTGCACAATACAAAGATCATTATGTAAAAGTGATTGTTGTAAATAAAAAAGACCTATATGAGTTTGATAAATTTACAGATAGATTACTTAAAGCAGATTGTTTTGAAGTAAAAATCATTGAGGATTTCAGTGAGATGGATGCAAGCAATGTGTCAGATGATATTGTACAAAATTCAGAAGATACACTAACACTACTTGATAAGTATATTGATGAACTTGATATTACTCTAAGTAAAGATAGACTCAAAACTACTATGAAGAGTTTATATAACGAGGCTCAGGACTTAGAACTTTGATAACTTTTAAATATGTACGTTGGAGGAACTTTCTTTCAACAGGTAATAACTTTACCGAAATTCAGCTAGACAGAAATTCAACAACACTTGTTATTGGAGAAAACGGAGCAGGAAAATCTACTGTTCTAGATGCTCTTTGTTTTGGTTTATTTGGTAAACCATTTCGTGGTATTAATAAAACTCAACTAATAAATTCTGTGAATATGACAGGAAGTATGGTTGAAGTTGAATTTAATATAGGCTCAAAAAAAATAAAAGTGGTACGTGGAATCAAACCAAATGTATTTGAGATTTATGTTAATGGTAAGATGTATAATCAAGATGCAAATGTTAGAGACTATCAAAAGTATTTAGAGCAACAGATACTTAAACTAAACTATCGTAGTTTTACTCAAGTTGTTATTTTAGGTTCATCTACGTTTATACCTTTCATGCAGTTAAAGTCTAGACACCGCCGTGAGGTAGTTGAAGAAATACTTGATATACAAATATTCTCTACAATGAATATGTTATTAAAACAGAGATTAAAAAATAATTCAGATGAAATAAAAGATACTGAATATCAGATTAGTTTACATTCAGAAAAAATAGAGCTTCAGAAGAAATATCTTGCAGAGGTTATACAGAATAAAGAAAAACTAATAAAAGGAAAAACTAATCTTATTATCAAAAACGAAAAAGAAATAGACAAACGAAAAGAAAAGGTTGATGGTTTATCAGGCACTAATATTGCTTTGTTAAAACAGATTAGTGATTCTGATTCTGTAAAATCTAAGTTTCAAAAACTACAGGATATACATTCTACTCTTAATGAGAAACACAAAACACATTCTAAGACAATAAACTTTTTTGAAACAAATGAAGATTGTCCTACTTGTCAACAACATATTAGTAAGATATTTAAAACTGATATGATCAAACAAAAACAAACAGAAGCTAATAAAGTATCTGATGGTATTTCACAGTTAAAGAATGAACTAAAAAAATATAAAGAACGTCAAAAAGAAATTGTAAAGATTGCTGATGGTATACGAGAGCATGAAGTTCAGATTGCAAAAGATAATGAATCAATTTTACAGATAGAAAAGTTTAATAGTACTCTACAATCAGAGATAAATCATTTACAGAATGATAAACAAGAGGTTGATAAAACAGAACTTAAAAAACTAGAAGATCAGTTAACTGTATATGAAAATCAGAAATCTAAATTAAGTGAGAATAAAACATACTACGAAGCAACAAGAAATATGTTACAGGATACAGGTATTAAGACAAAGATAATAAAACAATATTTACCTATTATGAATAAGCTAATCAATACGTATCTAACTTCTATGGAGTTCTATGTTAACTTTACTTTGGATGAGAACTTTGAGGAAACAATTAAGTCACGTTTTCGGGATGAGTTTTCTTATACATCTTTTAGTGAAGGTGAAAAGATGCGTATTGATTTAGCTTTACTTTTTACTTGGAGAGCCGTTGCAAAGATGAAAAACTCTGCAAATACTAATCTACTTATACTTGATGAGATATTTGACAGCTCACTTGATAATACTGGTACAGATGAGTTTCTAAAGATTCTAAACACACTTGGTGATGAGAATGTATTTGTGATTAGTCATAAACAGGATGCACTTGCAGATAAGTTTAGAAGTACAATTAAATTTGAGAAGATTAAGAACTTTAGTCATGTGGTGGAATAATGGGAAAACGATCAGACTTTGAAAGAAAACCAAGAGATTTTTATCCAACGCCCTTTGCGGCAGTAGAACCTCTTATACAACATTTACAACAAGGATTTGCATTTGCAGAGCCATGTGCTGGTGACGGTCAACTATGTCGGCATCTAGAATATTTCGGTGGAACTTGTATGTGGGCAAGTGATATTGAACCACAACTTCAAGGAATTGCAAAAAATGATTATAGTGAATTGGGTGAAAACGAAGTATATGAGTCGGGATATATTATTACAAATCCACCTTGGGACAGGCAACTGCTTCACCCTATGATTGAACACTTTACAAAACTACGTCCTACATGGTTATTGTTTGATGCAGACTGGGCTCATACTAAACAGTCTGCACCATATATAAAAAACTGTGCAAAGATTGTCA